TGCTTCATAAGTGGTGGTAGAAGTCATGGTAGATCCTATTAAAGCATGCCTAACACGCTTGCGAAATGTTTCCTCAGAATAGGTAACTTCTTCAAGGATCTTAGTAAGTAATGAGTTAGTATCGGTTGTCATGGCATTGAGATTGGTCATTTGTTGCCACATAAGCGTTTGAGTAGCTGCCATGGCAGCAGTAGTGGCATCAATACCAGCTGTCTCACCTTCAATAGCAATAAGCCGGTTGTCGACACGACCAAGCTTCTTGTTGATGCGCTGCAAGAAGCTTGCAATGTCATTTGAAGATGCCAACTCATCCTTTTGAAATTTTTCCGTAGTCGCTGTGAATGCGGCGAGTGTTGCAACATGCGCCGGAATATCCTCTGCGTCAAGCGCTTGGTCAATATAATCGGGGATGCCATCAAAAAGAGTGGTCAACCCGACCAAAGAAGCAGAGAGAATGCCAATCAAAAGTGCTCGCTGCCAAACAAGCTCTGCGCGAAGGGTGACAGAATGATGGCCACCCTTGTGGTACTGCGGTGGGAATGGTATAGCACTCATGATTAAACAAGAGATTATTTATTGCGCCTCCCCTTAAACTGGTAGAGATGCTCAGAATTACGCCAACTCTGCTTGTCGACGAGCAATTCAGGCACATCATGTTTAAGGAAATGAGAGCAAGCGACAGTAGGCATGATCTGGCCCAAAGCAAAGCCGTGCAAGAAAGAGTAAAGACGTTCAGCATAAACAATTGGCATATCGTACTTAGCTGCATTAACGACAACGACTCTACGCATATAAGACATGCTGTTACAGTTCTTAATCCAGTCCTGAACGGCAGTACGGTAGACTTCAAGATCATTATCATCTTGAAAACAGCGATTCAGTAATTAGCAACCTTCTTTGGAAGGCTGGGGTAGACGTCATCAGCGAGGAGTTCTGAAGTCCACTCAGGAATCTGGACACGGTTGATCTTGAGGAAACGATAAGGCTTTGGGACAGTGATTTTTTGAGCTGCTATGGCGAGATCATCACCCATTGCAATCACATACACAGGGTTCTTTAGCTCAAAAGCAGTACAAGCAATAGCAAGGTTGACAAGGGTGTTACTAAATAGCGTGTCAAAGCGGCCACTGTGAAAATAGCCCTTGACCGCCATGCGAAAATCACCAGCATCAGCAGCCCAAGATTCATTAAGCAATTGGGCATACCTGGTGACAATCTCATCACAACCGTAAAGATCATAAAGTTTCTGCATGAAATAATGGTTGGTAGCTTTTCCTCGCACAGAATCCATTTCAGTTATATCGCACTCAATCGCTTGGTGAAATGCTGGATAGACACTATTACGCAGCAATGCACGGAGTTCGAGCTTGGAAAGACCATAGCCCATGATCATCCAGTCTGGCAT